TCCCGCAGGTGTGGCGCCGATGCGATGTGCCGGCGAGCTCTGTCCAATAGCCAAGACCTGCCCTTTGATGAAAACGATCCCACCGAAGCCTCCACTTGGAGAAATATGCCCCTTTGAAGCCCATTATGTAGCAAGTCGCTTCGCTGGTTGGCTGCAAGAGCTCGAGAAGAATGAAGCCACTATGACCGAGACTGAAAGGTCTTCCATAGCTCAACTGGTGGTTATTGATCTTCAAGAACAGCGTTGTTTGTCCATTATGTCCGAGGGCAAGGCTGCTTCGATGACCGATCTATCGGTCAAAGAAGTTGATCTCCAGACTGGAGAAGCCCTCTCCTACGAAAAGATTGTACATGCTAATATGCAGATCATTGAAACACTTCGTACTCAGCGTCGTATGATTCTGGATGATATGGAAAAGACTGAACGCGCGAAGACACGCAAGTACAAAATAGAAGGCAAGGGTGGCAAGGATATGGCTAGCCGCCAATCTGCCAATGCCGATAAGCTTCGTGATGTTGTCGATTTTATTGATGTCCCTCATCAGGACGTCAAGTAAGTTCCCCACATCCTCGGTAATTCAAAGGATGGTTGCTGTACCTCGTAGGGGCGGTGTTGTTGTTACTCCGCCCCTTGATTCCCTCCTATGCCCTCATTCACACAAGTCGCTAAGTTCTTAGGATTCACCGCCGAAAAGGAAGGTCTTCAAGCGCTGTCTAAAGTGCCTGGGGAAGCTGCAGCATTTATCAAAGGATTAGAAGCTGCTGAACCTGTGCGTTTTCTTCATACCGAGGAAGAAGGTTTCAAACAGATTCGCATGATGCAGGGAGAGAAGAAACTCGGCTTATTGAAATATAAAGAGTTTGGTGAAGGCTATACAGTTATGGGTATTGCCGGCGAAGCAAAAGGCGCCGGCTATCAGATGCGTACCGAACTGGCGCGTGTGGCCCAGGAAAGGGGAAAGCAGTTCCTTATTTCCGATATCTATGGTTCTATGTCGTATGATGAAGTTCAAGCCTGGATGCGTTTGCAAGAGCAAGGCAAGGCAATCGCAGTTAATGTTCCTTTTGCTGAATTAGGTCCTGAGTTTGCAGGAAGACAAGGAACCAAAGCTGCATATCGTTGGAATTTGCGTCCTGCAACTATTGCTCCCGATAAAGCCGTCCAATTACTTAAAGATCGCGCAGTAACGGAGACTGTAATGCATCTTGGTCAGGGACATGACAATAGTTCTATGCTCCGGCGCAGCCTAAACTCCAGTGCTCAAGGCTCCAGAAAGATGACTGGGGCACTGTAATAGACTCTATACTAACCACATACGTAGGTGTACTATGGCAATGTCAGAAGCCTTAAAAAGAGCTCAAAAGAAGTATATGCAATCTGAACAGGGTAAGACAACCGCTAAACTTGCCAAGCAGAGATATCGTCAGACTGAGAAGGGAAAAAGAGTTCATGCCAGCTCACTTCTCAAACAAAGGTATGGTATTACGCTTGACGATAAAGAGCGTATGTATCAGGAACAAAAAGGATTATGTGGTTTTTGTGATCAACCCCTGTCCGAGAATATCACTGAATCACATGTTGATCATAGTCATAAAACGGGAAAAGTTCGTAAGCTTGTGCACCCAAGATGTAATGCACTTTTAGGTTGGGCTGAAAGGAACTTTGACCGGATTGTCGTATATTTAACAGGTTCTTAGAGGTGAACTATGCCCTTTTTCTCTAAAATGATGGGTTCATATCCTTTCCAGATGATCCGAGGGTTAGGCCCTAGCGTTGCTGTTGGTGGTGCTCTTGGTGCTGTTGGTGCTGGCCGTGATCGACGTATCCGTGGAGCTGTGGGTGGTGCTGTTGGTGGTGCTGCTGCTTATGGTGGTATCAGGGCTATAAACTCCATGGGTGGCTTAGGTGGGATGCGTACTTTCGGTCGAAATATGATGCGTCCTGGTATAGCTGGTATGTATGGTCGTGCTGCCATAAACACCGGTGGACGTGGTTTAGCTGGCTTGATGGGGCGTGTAGCTCGCGGCCTTCGGTAAAATATGAATATTTTCAGCCTATTTGAGACGGCTGCCCAAGGTCTCGAAAGGGTTCCTTGGCGTTGGCGTGCGTTTGCGGGCATGACGGTCGGAGTTGGTTACCAAGCTGTTGCCGGTGACCAAGATGTGGACCTTATGGACCGCATCACCAAAGGCCTGCTTATTGGTACGGTTGCTGGCGTTGGAGCTCCTGGGATTACCCGCGGGTTTGGTCGTTTGGCACAAGGTGTTGGCCGTGTAGCTGAAGGTGGGGTTCGGGGCAAGATTACAGGTGTACGGGCCGGTGTCAAGGAATTTGGACCATGGTCAATGAAGAGTTACAAGGCCTTGATGACTCCAGGCTTCCTTGGCTTGGCTGGCGCGGCAGTAGGAGCAGCAGTTGCTCCGCCTGGTTATAAAATGACAGGTGCAATGGTTGGCGGAGGTTTGGGTTTTGCTGCAATGCCTTTTCGTTCCTTATATAGAGGATTCACTGCTTTAGAAGCCGTACCAGGAGCACAAACAGGTGCTCTTATCACTGCGGCTACAATCCCAATCGCCGCATCTGCTATGTTTGGTAGAACAAGACCAGAGACCGTGGGAACAGCTGTCCCGGGTCTTGGCGCCCAGGTAGACTATGAGCCTCTTGAAGGTGATATGAAGAGCCGGATGACAGCGATGAATGCTTCCGGTGAAATCGTCTTGGGGCTACATAATAGGAAACATGGCTAATGCCAAACCTAATCATGTTCGCTGATGATGCGATCCGACTGACAGCTTATACCTATCAGAAGGGGCCCGCAGGTCAGGACTATGATCTTGATAATTATAGTCCTGATAAAGCATACATCCGCTCCGATCACCGGAAAAGACCGACAACATTTGCTAATAATTGGAATGGACTGAGGGACAAAAATGCTTTCCTTGGTGGCGTGCCTCAAATTGCTTTTTCCTCCTTGCACGTGCAAAGAGGCGAAGTTCTTCCTACTTTCGCGGGCAATAGCGTGGGTATTGCTTCTTATCCTCTTCTGTCTTCCGCTATTACTCCGTTAGCACGATTTATGCTGCCCGTTGGGACAACCGCCGCTGCTCCAGTGGTTGCGTCATTACTCGCAGTCAATGCTGCCTATCGAGTAGGTCTTCTCACAAGGCAGACAGTCAAGTATGTTCAGAAGTGGGGCTATAGACTCCGCCATATTGAAATGGGCGGTGACTACCAAGATACAGAAACAGCTTTAGCACTTCGTATGCGTAGCGTGAATGAGATGAGCTCGGCTTTGAGTTATTCTCGTCGCTGGCTTGGCAACGAAGCAAACTTCATGAGGTCATAATGGCAAACTTCACAGTTACACCAAGTGCGCTCGTATTCGGCAAGTATCCAGTACAAGGACCTATCCCTGGTCTATATGCTACGCCGCCGACAGCAGCTTTCATTCTCAAAAATACCAGTGGTGCGTCTGTTACGATCACCAACTACGGTTTCAGTAGCAGCACAGAAGGGGACGCTGTGACGCAGCCCGCCGGCATCTATACCAATAGTGATTTCGTTGTTGTTCCTACTGCCAGTGCGTTCCCAGTCACTGTGGGGAATGGTGCGACGCAATCTTTCACAGTAACTTATTCTCCTCTTCGCCGCGGCTCTAGCTTCGGTGATATTCGCTCTGCTATCCTCTGTCTATTCGCTGGCTCTCTGGCCCTCAGCAATGGCGGTCAAACACTCAACAGCTCTGGTGAAGTAGTCAACTTGGGTCTTCCCAAGGTGCTGACTATCGGTGTGGGTGGCGGAGTATCAGAAACAGGTTATGATTGGCCGACCACACATCCTATTATGGGAATGCCTCCCAACTTCACAATAGCAGACCTGGATACAGGTCGTCACGCAGTCAGTGCTATTGAACTCTACTCTGGTGCTCCTGCAACTGGCGCCGGGCCATATACAAGTGTTGGTAATGTTAGTGTTGGCGCGCGCGGAGTGCAAGTTCTGGTTTACGGTTTGGATCCAGTATCATCACTCGACTTAACAATCAGTGTGGGCACTACTACTGGTCATGTGGCAGTTCAGACTTGGACTGGATTGACTTATGCTACAATCGGCGGTCTCTTCCTCGGCAACAACGAAGGTATCGATCTTCAAGGTCTGCCGCTTTATGCCACTCTCACTAATGTAACCAATCCAAATACTACTACGATTGCGATCGGTGTTGTTGTAACAGGATAAAACATGTCTAACGTAAAACTATCCCGTACTGCTACGACTCAAATAGTAGCGGCGGCTACAGGTACAGGTTACTCTACTATCTTCAGCAAGCCTTCTGTGTCTGATGCCGCTGATTTGCTAGTGGTTCAGGCTGTCAAGGTAGGACCTTTTTCTGTTTTGGCCTTCGATCTGGAAATGTCCACTAATAATGGCGTTACTTTCACAGTGGTGACTTCGTGGGATGCTTATACAACCCCCGTTGCTGATTTCCAGATAGCAGAAAATGTTTTATATCGTTTGCATTGCACTACTTTTACCGGTGGAACAAATGTCTCTGTATATGCCACAGTTACTAATCCAGGTGTAACCGGTGCAACAGGTGCTACAGGTTCTTCTGGAGCTTCAGGTCCAACTGGAGCAACTGGGCCGGGTGGCGGTGCTACCGGACCAACAGGCATAACCGGTTCAACTGGAATAACCGGTGCAACAGGCGCAACTACTGCTGGTCCTACAGGGTCCACAGGTCCTACTGGAGCCACTGGTGCTACTTCTACCGTAGCTGGCCCGACTGGCACTACAGGAGCAACTGGGGCCACTTCCGTCGTTGCTGGTCCAACTGGAACAACTGGTGTGACTGGAGCAACAGGTACAACAGGAGCAACAGGAGCCACACCATCCACACCTGTCGATTTCGCTTTCTTTATTCCTGGCGTTGGGTCGGCAGCCCAGGTTGTGTTCCAAAATGCTTTGACCCGCGCGATTACATTTCCTCAAGGGGCTGCGCTTTCCACAGCCATCGCCGGCACAGGAGCAACAGGCACGAGTGGAACTGCACCCATCTATACTTTCTCCAAGGGCACCGGTGCTTTTGCTACGGTCACATTTGATGCTGGTATTACTGGCGGCACGGTGGGAGTCTGGGTACAAGGAGCTACTGCTTCCTTCTCCGCTGGCGATATTCTTGAATTGGCCGGCCCAACAGCAGCAGATGCAACTCTCGCCAACATAGGAATTGTATTAGCAGGAATTAGACCGTAATGCCAACCTATTCCATCTCTGGTAATGCAGGAGGGTCTCCCGGGCTCTCCCCATTCTTTTGGGAAAATATGCACATTTTCCGTACACCACATTGGCCGATTTGCGGCGTCTTCTTCGGCCTGTGCAATTCCATTTTCATTGCGTCGGCTCTTTTAGCTGCGCTTGAGGTGTAAATGTTTGTATATCTTCTTTATTGTCGAGTCTCTCGTAAAGGCTATGTCGGGCAGACTACACAAACCCTGAAACGACGTTGGCAGAAGCATTGTGCAGATGCACAAACGGGAAGCGAGTATCTTATCCATCGCGCCATTCGGAAATACGGAGAAGATGCTTTTGAGCTTTCGGTGCTTGCCGAAGCCGATAATCTTCCAGCCTTGGACCAGATAGAGATAGAACAGATTGAGAAACAAGGAACTTTGGCTCCGAACGGTTATAACATTAAAGAAGGCGGACATCATCCAGATTTTTCGGATGAAACTCGCAAGAAGATAAGCAACGCCATAAAAGGCGAGAAGAACCATAACTATGGCAAGAAGTTTTCGGATGAGACCCGTGCAAAGATAAGCGCCACCAGAACGGGCAAGAAATATCCGAGAACGGTTGAGGTGTTTTAAATGGCTATTTGGACAAAGCAAGGCGTTGTAATCACGCCGAACACTCACGACCTGAATGGCGGGGGCGCGCTTTCCGGCACCGAAGAACCTAACGTTCTTTACGAAGGC